GTGTCTTAAGCACACTAAAAAAACGCCCCCCCTTGCTGCTATTGCACGATTGGCACAAGGTTTGCAAATTCCACTCCTCATCACTGCCACCAGCAGCTCTAGGCACTATGTGATCAACACTGTTGGCTTCCTCAGTACCGCACATCTGGCAAACATAACCGTCACGTTGCAAGATACGCAGCCTAATCTTTCGCCACTTGGTTGTACTGCCGTTGCCCTGTAATGCACTGCTCATCAATAGTAATTCCTCTCCTGATGAAATGCCCACGCTTTGCAGCTTGAACCATAACGATTTGTAATGTACCTCAATGTGGCATCTATCTGCCTGAATGGGTCTAAGTCCCTGTAATGCTGTGACTTCATCTGACCTAATCCATAATGACTGTTGTTGCGTGCTGTGTATGACCAGCGACTCTCTTTGGTAATGATTTTGTTGAAACACTGAAACTCTTTATAGTCAAGAATTCTGCTATGTGCATAAAGCTTTAAGTGATCTATTGAGTAGTTACTTCCATTTGCAGGCGTCGTGCTGAAAGCACAAAGCACGCCCAAAAGCACCAAACCACGCCTGCGAGCTACCCGCCTCAGCGGCTCGCCTGCGAGTGTTGATGCTAGCAATAGTGTCAAGTTACTGATGAGTATGTGGATAAGTCGAGCGTGCTGCCTGCGTGTCCTCCACAAGCTTTGCACACCTGTGGACAACTTCTGTGGATAACTTTTCATAACTGTACCCACTTGTCTGTCCTCAAATGTAACTGTGACTCTTTACGTTCCACAGCAGCACTCATGCCTTTTGTACCAGGAAATAAATCATCTAATTGATCTCCGCTTTGATAATTCAACAAGTCAAGCACCCAGTCGTTGAAATAATCAGGCTTTGACCCTCTCAAACCTTGTTTCATAGCTCTGGGTCCAACACAACTATCTTTAACAAATGGTCGTCTGTTCTTTTCCTGCCTACCGCCATAAAGCAATACAGGTTCCCAACTGTAATTCACCGTAACGTTATTTCTGATGTTAAACATAGTTTTTGTCCATGCACACACTCTGGTTTTTTCGTCCATTAACGGCAAATAAAAGCTCAAAGCAGCTGTATGACAACTCAATGCCCAACCGTCTGAATAAACGTCCATAAGCATTTCGACAAGTTCAACGTGTGTTTGTGGGTCGTCCCATTTGGCAGCTTCTGCATGTAAATCACCGTAAAAGCTTTTTGCCCAACCAAGATAGGGCGGGTCTGCATACGCAAATTTCATGATTTACCTGCCCAACCTGTGCCCTTAAATACGATTGCTGGTGAGCTGTAAATCTGACTCATCATAAATCCGCAGCAATACGGTGTTGTGTGTTCTGCAAGCTTCTCTGTTATTTCATAGCTGATGTTGCAGGCTACACATTTGTACTCATACGTCGGCATCTGTGCCACCTATCTGTGCAACACCCATAACCTCGCATTTGGTGCATTGAATAACCTCGACGCCCTTTGGCAGGTTGTCTGTGATCTTATGTATCAGCTGCCGCGTTACCTTTTTGCAAATGCGGCACTCAAATTGCACTTGTTCCATAATTGGATTTCCTCAAATTCTCAATAGGTTGCAGGTTAATTTGTGTGACCCACCACGTCGGTTGCTTGCTGTGACGGTATCTAGGCTTTTGCGCCATTGTGACTGGTATCCAGCCTGCTATGTAGTAATTGGGTGCTGTACCTGTCACCAGCACTGCAATGTCTGTTGGTCTGTCGTACTCATAGACGATCAACTGCCCTAGCTCATACTTTGTCCAGCGCACCTCAATGCCTGCGCCAACATCTGCCTTGCGTTTGCCCTTGTCCTCAAATGGGTCAAAGGGTAAGCCAAAGTATTTTGCTACTGCCCACTCACTGCCAATTGACTCTGCCAATTCTGCTAGGTAAGTCATAAATGGTGTGTCATTGTAATGACCTTTTGACTCTAGCAAATCGCCCTTGTCACTGGTGATTTTTACGGCTGCAACCATGCACACGCACATTTCGTTTGCGGTCAGCTTGATTTTCACCGACAACCGCCACAAAACCAAATAACCTTCTCGTGTGCGTCATAGCCTTTTTGATAGCCAAATGAGTCAAATTTGGTGAGCTTTGAGCATTTGTCGCATTGCTCGATTTTGTACTCCTCAACTACTTCACCATTGCACAACAGCTTGCAGGTCATTGTTTTTATGTCGATCATCTCCATGTAGTCACTCATGGCAACCTCACAACCCATTGACCTGTACTGCCTAACTGATACCACAAAGGCTCGCACTGGGTTGCCTTTGTTTTTTCGGTGCAGAAATAACCGCCCCATGCCTTGCCTGTTTTGGCTGACTCACCTGTTTTCCAAACGCGTGTGCCGTGATCGCAGCGTGGCTTTTCCTCGACCAATTGACCACCCAATTGCTGTGCAATTTCGTCTAGTGATGAGCCAAGTGACGGTATGCCAGATTGCTCAGCTTCTCCTGCTGTGGCGTAACTAGGCACGTCGCCGTGCTTTGTTGTCCAATAGTCATAGTCAGCCTTGACGTCAGCTGTGGCAACCTTTGTTGATAGTTTCTCAACCTGTTCCATTGTCTCACGAGTTGCCTTTTCAGTACCGCCCATGACCAACGCCATGACTCTCATTAAAGCTGAGGTCACTGTGTCCTCGACGAACCAGCGTTTCATGTTTGGGTTGTAAGCTGCAATAAAGCCGTATGCGTAATCAATGCCTGCTGGCTCGATCTCTGTCTGATTACGCCAAGCCTTAGCCTGCACCAGTATGTATCCTTTGTCGGCGTTAAATTCGACAATGTGTGCTTGCAAACGTCCCTCTGGGTACGTTGAATTCCAGCGGTCTGTGCGCTCTTTGTTGCCCTCGTAGTTATCCAAAAATGCCATTAGTCAGCCACCTTGTTGCTCATGTGACGGCTGATTGCTTTACGGCGTGCCATGCCCTCGCGCTTGCCTTCCTTAAAACCTTTGGCATAGCCAGCAGCTGCGCCAAGCACCATGAGTGTTATGACGCCAACCAAACGACCCAAAGTTTGCGGGTCTAATAGATCAAGTACCATGAAATTCTCCCGATTTCTAGGCGGTAAGTGTTACCACCTGCCCTCAGGGTGACGCATGATCAACGCGCCGTCAAGGATTGTGCGTGTTTGTCGGCGTGTCCTGTGGCTTTGGTTTGGATTTAAGTCCGTTACCAGCCAGCACACCGCCTAGCGAGCCTGTCAAAAAGATTGCCAGTGTTTTGAGCAAGTCAATAAATGCTGCGTCGTTGGGTGCTTGTGCCCCAATTGGCTGTGTCACAAAAATTAGCGCATAGGTTATGCCAACGGTTACAACCAAAAACACCGCAGCTAGTGTTGCACCGATAATCAGTATGAGCTGTGCGTGTACTTCCTCTGGTGTTTTTCGACGTGCTGGCTTATCGCGAGTCAATGCCAAGTAGGTCGTCAGTGCATGTTCCAGTTGGGACGCATTGCGGTTTTTGACACTCCGCTTTTGTCCAGTTTGTGTATTCCTGACACTCATAGCGCGTCCAGCCTTGATACCCGCAAGCGGACAGGATTAGTGCAAGTGCCCAAACCAACCCTGCCGCCGCAAGTTTCTGGCTACTTCCCCAAGTTGCCAAAACTTTTGTCATTTGGATTAAGCCAGCGCAAAATCACTGGTGCAACAGCTGCTGCCCCTGCCATTGCCAATGTTTTTGGGTCAGTCACACCCGCCATGTATAAGGCAAGTGCAGCTGCCAAAAATGAACGCGCCCATGAGGCAACTACGGCTTTTGCTTGTTCCATTTTTTGCTCTCCTTTTTGACTGTTGCTGGTTTTGCAGCTGGTATTTCTACCTTTGGAAATTCGCCCTTGTATGGCACAAATTTTGGTATGCCAAAACCGACAATTTCTTTGCCTTCACCGTATGACCTGACCTTAACCATGACCATGCCACCGTTGCGTTGATCGCCTGTCCCAGACGTGTTGCCCTCAATGGTTAAACATGTTTTTGTGTCAATGAGTCCGACGACAATGCCAATGTGTGAAATGCGATCTACACCGTCATGTGGAAAATCCATGAACGCCAAATAGCCTAGCTGCGGCATACCTGACCAGCGTTGCATTTCCTTAAATTTATGTGCGCCAACAGCTGTGCCAACAACGCTGTGTATTTTGACACCAGCTTGTGCAGCACACCAATTGACAAATGAACCGCACCACGGCAAACCGTCAGCCTTTGTAAATTTGCCATACTTTGTGAGGTTGTCGCCTTCCTCGACTGTACCAACCTCAGCTGCTGCGACCTCGATTAGTCGCGCATTTGTGCCTTGCGGGTAAGTCATGACAACAACAATTTCGCTTCGTCGTTGCTGATACCCAATTTGGCAAGCAATGCAGCTTTTTCAGCCGCCTTTGCGTCTGCTTCAGCCTGTGCAGCAGCGTTTCGTGCTTCAGCCTTTTTTTGCCTTTCTTGAACGTCTTTGATTTCCTCAGCCGTTAACTCAATTTCTGTAATTTCGCCAGTTTCAACGTTGTGTTCAATTCGTATCATTTTTACGCTCCGTATAATCTGTAAGTACCGCCTGTAAATGCATAGCCATCTTCCCAATACAATTCAATGCTTGAAACTGTTGCGTTTGATGCAAAAACATTGTTTGCCGAATAAATAATGCGATCTGTTGTGTTGAAATGTTCCCATGTTCCGTTCACCGCAACATTTGTGAAACCACTTGCAGACTTACAATTAGTCAATGAAAACAAAATTCCGTTTTGATTGTTGTTTTTCCAGCCATAATTTGCGCCAAAAAGAAATCTGTTGCTGCCCGCTGAAGTTTGACCCGTTCCCGCAAAAGTTCCACCAAGTCTGTTTTCTATAAGACCCGTCGCGTAAACCGAAGTAGTAACTCCGTTAATTCTCATGTCTAACTGACTTCCCGCCGTAGCGGTTGTTAAATTAGCCATAACCAAAAATAATTGGTCATAAGCCGTCAGGCTTGAAAGTGTCAATGATGTCCCGCTTGTAATTGTGCCGCTAGTGATTAGGGACGTGTTAAGTGTTGCGCCCCCTGGCGTTGCCCATGCGGGCACGCCACCCGAAACGGTCAAAACCTGACCAGTCGAACCGACCGCTAAACGCGTGTTTGTGTTTGCAGTTGCTGAAGAATAAGCAAGATCTCCAAGCGTTGTGCCTGGTTGTAATGCTTTCAGGCGGGTGTCAACGGCTTGTCCAAAAACTTCAAAATCTGCGGGCAAGTCCGTGACCAAGTCCGTCGACGTCGGCATTTGAAACGAATAATTACTGGTCGGGTTCGTCACTTCATTTCCTTTCGTTAGGCAACAATTGTTGCATTTTCCCAGTCTAAAGTCGGCGACACGCTTGTCCATGTTTCGGTGATTGGCACGTCGTTCCAACGCATTGCCTGCAAGCTGTAAGCCAGCGGTGACAATAATAATGTTACGGACAATTGATTGTATGACGCTTGAAATGTCCAACCTTCAACAAAACCCTGAAATGTGCCTGATGCCATGTTTAATGGCAAATTGACCAATGCGATTGCCTCACCCATAAAAATGCCAATGAGGTTGTCACGGTCAGCATTGTCAATTTCTGGGTTTGTCAGGTCAAAGGTAATTTCGCTAAAAATAGGCTGCGGATTAGCTCTGAGTGACAAATAAAAATTCGCCTGCGCTGTGGCATCAGCTGCGTTGTGCAGGGTCGTTGTGATGATCTGTGCCAATGTGCCGTATTGAGCAATTGAGGCTGCATCACTGGCTGATTGCTCACTGCTGCTGGTTGCGCCGTATTTGATAGTCAAACTGTTGCGTACGTCGCCAACGCGTGTCTCAATGCGCAAACCAGTTGCACGCGCATGGTTGGCATCAAGATCGACGTATCCGTTAGCTGCTAGGTAATTTGTTCGGTGTGTGCTGTCGGCATACCCAATGCGACCCTGTGCGTCCTCGTAAATGTAACCGAGACCTGAGGTTGCCAAAGCCGACACCAATGAATAAACATCAGTACGGCTTGATGATCGAGCTGCTAATTCATAATTTCCTGGTGTATCTATTTCACCTAAACCATTGTTTTCAGCATTTGCCCATGTTGTCCCCGCTGGTGTGTAAGTCGCCCATGTTACCGACGGTGCAACCTGTGCCCATGTGTTATACAAAACCTGACTCAAAATTGTGCGGATTTGATTGCCGTCAAAATCTTTTGACAAAACGCCGTCGGTCAATGCCTTAGGCAAGCGAGCAAGCGCACCCAACGCGGTGATGTTGTACGTCTGGGTGAACATGGTGCTGCCTACGTCGCGCACCTCTAGCCCAATGTCAACAACGCTGCCGCCAAAGATAGGCACAAATGTGTTGGTTGAGTCCTTGATTGACACGCTAATTGTGCTGTTGATGTTAACTGGCACGGCTGTTTGGCTTACGTCTAGCAGCTGCAAATTGACGTAACCAGCTTGTGCCTGTTCATAAATGTTTGTGCGACCTGATCTAATTGTCAGATTAGCCAAAACAGCGTTTGTGTAACCAACGCCGTCAATTTTTACCTGCCAGACTGGCGACCATTGCGTCATGCTATTTGCAGGTTAGTTGCGCCGCCTGTGCCGCGATAGTAGCTGTTGTTTAATGTGTCCACGATTGTGCGGGCTGTGCCCTCTTTATCAAATGCCCCAGTCACGGTCAGGTTGATTGTTGTCCCACTGCTGGCAGCTTCTGCCTGCCTAAATGTGCCAGCGTTAAATGAGCCTGTAACAACGTTGGTTGCTGCCGCTGCACTAGCTGCTACACGCGCAGCTGTTGACACGCCACCAGTTGCCCCTGTCACGTTTGGCACGCTAGGTACTGTCGGCATGGTCGTCGCACCTGCTGGCGGTGCAAAACCTGAGGCAAACGGTATTGAGCCTGTTGAAGGTGCATTGTCTGTCGCATCTGCATTGTCAAAAATCTTTGTCGCTGCATAAATTGAGGCTGCAATACCAGCAGCTGCGGCAAGTCCCAAAAATGGGTTTGCGGCAAAACGTGAGGCAATTGCTGCTGCTAAGGCTGTATTTCTTAGGGCTGCGTAAGCTGTTGTCAAACCTTTGATCAATGCAATTGTGGCTTGTACACCAGCTGCAATTTTTGATGCAACAAAGATTGTCGCAATAACCTTACCTACCAACAACAACTCATCTTTAAGATCAACAATTGTGCTAAATACTTTTTTGACCTGCTCGCCAAATTTGTACGCACCGTCAGTGCCGTCTTTTGTTGCCTCGGTCAAGCTGCCCTTGCCAGTCAAAGCATTGATAAATGAGTCTAAATTTGGCACAACGGTTGTTATGACGTAATCCATAAGTCGCTCGACGATTGGCAACAATGCCGCGCCAATTGACTCTTTTGCCTCATCTGTTGCAATGCGTATGCGCTCAAACTTAACGGCTGCTGTCTCAGCTGCGCCCTCAGCAAATCTGCCGTATGTTTTCTCCAGCGACTCAATAATTGCTTGATTGTCTTTTGACTTGATTAAGTTGTTGTCAAGACCTAGACCAAGTTTTCCTAATGCGGTTGTGTTTCCGTCGTATGCCTTGCCCAATGCGTTTGCAATTGTCTCGACTGGCTTTGATGTTGCAACACTAAGATCGAGCGCAAGATTAAGTAAGCGTTGCGCCTCGTCAACATCTTTGGTTGATCTAACAAGTCTGCCAAATGCAGGGCGCAATTGATCGTCTGTAACGCCAACAGCAATTGATGTTTTGGTGATGTAATCCTCAACGCCTTTGACCTGAGCTGCTGTGGCGTCTGTTGTTGCCTTGATTGTGTCAGCTAGTTTTTGTTGTGCAGCCTCGTCCTGTGCTGCTGCCTTAACCGCATCAGCTGCAAAAGCCAAAACCGCTGTGCCAGCAACGGCAAATGCCAGCGCAGCCTTTTTGCCAAACTCTGTAGCTTTGTCGCCAAAACTTTGTGTGCTATTTTCGGCTTGTTTTAAGCCGTCGACTAAATCTTTTGTCTCAGCAAGTATGGATAATTTGAGGGTACGACTGCCAGCCATTAGTCATACTTCCTAACTATTTTGCTAAAACTTTCCTCCCACTTTTTGATGATCTCTGGCTGTACTGCACGCAAGGTTGGGTAAATAAACCAACCGCGTGACCCGCGACCCTCACGACCTGACCACACTGGGAACTGCTTGTATTTGTTTGAGCCAAATTCAACGCCGCCCCAAATCTGTTGGGTTGTTGCGCCGCCTCTTAATTTCTGACCGGCAAAACCAAAACTGATCTCACCAACTTTTGATGATTTGGATACTTTTGCACCTTCTGCCACGCGGTTATCCACGCGATTACGTGTGCGCGTAGCTGCGGCAATAACAATTTGCCCTCGAACATAATCGGCTAACTCACTGCTGGCTTGCTTAGCTTGTGCAATGGCTTCGTCGTCCATAGCCTTAAATGCACGCATGATTGAGCGCAATTCGGCTTTGTCGTATGTGATCGCCTCACTTGCCATTGTTGCGCCTCTCCATAATCTCAATAACCGTCAGTATGTCCTCGGCTTCAACAAAATCGTTTGGGTGTAGCCCTGTTGCCAGTGCTACTTCCCAAACTATTCTGCTAAGGCTTCCGACTGGGTAGCTTTTGGGTTTGCCTCACCCACAATCACGTCTGCAATAGTCTCAGTCCAAATTTCTAAAGTTTTGACTGGTTTGCCTGCTGCTTCACGCTTCATTGCATGGTATGCCAAAAAAATCAGATCGCTGAGACCCATTTTTTCCTGTGCCTGTGCAATGGTGTTCGAAGTGTGCTTCTCCCATTTAACCCACTCAGGCGGCGCAGCTGTAAAAGTAGCCTGCGAGCCGTCGTTGTATTCAATTGTGATTGGTAGTTTCATTTTGTCTCCCGATTGTTAGTGATTAGCTAAATGTCTCAGTAGGTGTTCCCACTACGACAAATGATAGGTCAACGGTCTGTGCATCTGGTGCAGCACCGCCGACTGAAGGAAATACTGGCATGACGTTAAATGCAAAAACCGCACCAGTTGCAGCTGTCAATGACACTGCCAATGTTGTGTTTGGTGCTGACTCGCATGCTGTCCATAGTGCCTCACACAATGAACCTGATGCGCCCCAGTCAGCCAGCATTGATACGTCAAATGTCCACTGATCGTCAATGTGCTTGTAAGCCTTGCCGTCAAGTGTCTGGTATGTCTCAACGGTTGAGTCAACCGCCAATGTTGCGCTGGTCGCCTGCGCGTCGTAATTTACGGTAGCAATGGTCACGACTAAATCGCGACCAGTAATGATTGTCGTTGGCATTTTGTCCCCTAGTTAGTTTGTGTGTAGTAAGTCGAGACATTTATGTCAGCCACCAGCATTGGAGATTGTCCTACTTCCAACACCGTTGGCTTTTCAATTACGCCTACGACGTATCCTGCGGGCATTGCCGCAAGAATTCCGATTATGAGCTGTTCGAGATTGTCCAATGAGCCTGCATTGCTATTGCTGGCAACAATGGCTGTGATTGCAAAATTGATTTTGACCTTTGTGCTTGCCTTGCCAATGAGTGCCACTTCCATGTATGGGCTGTCAGGTACGACAACAATGGCAGGCGGTATTGGTGCTTCTGGCACGCTGGCGTACACGTTGGCAGATAACGCGCTAAATGCGTTTGCTAAAGCTGCTCTGGTATCGGCAATGGTTGAGGCTGGCATTTATTGAACCACTGTCTCAACGTCCAAATAAGGCATCAAAAGTGTGCTGACGCGGTTAGTCAAGCTGCGACCCATGCGGTATGGCGTACTTGTAAAGTCCACGCCCTCGATCTGTCCACCAGCTGCAACGCGTGATTGAAATACCTCTACGCTAACAGCCAAGATTGCTGACTCAATTGCTGGTGTGCTGGCGTAGATTTGTGCAGCTGAGTAACCAGACAATGTTGCCTTGCCGTTTGGCACGATTGGTCGCAATGTAACGTCTGCGTTTGTAAGTGCTGCCGTAAAGTAAAAAGGCGCGCTGTCAACTACTGTAAATGTCGCGCTAAATGGTGCAGGCAAGCCTGTCACAATAACTGATTGACCCGCTACAAAGTAATGCTCGCGGATTGTAAAAAATGTTGCAACGTTGTTTTCAAGCTTGTATGCGTCAACGCCTGATACGTTTGCCACCAGCATTGGCAAAATTACGTCCTCAGCCGTGTTGATAATTTCGTCTAAATAACTATCACTGTAAAGGCTGACGGACACGCCAAGCACCGTGCGCAACTGGCTAGCTGTGACAATGGCTGGCATGTCCGTCCCCTTTCGACTGCTGCGGCGAGATCGGGAGAACCCGCCGCATGATTAGTTAGTGGCTATTACGCCTTGTTATTCTTAAATGCGCCTGCACCAATTTTGGTTGCAATTGCACCGTATCCATACACTGATACTGAGATTTGACCTGTTGCGATTACGTCTGCGCGTAGTCGGTAGGTTGGTGACTCATACCATGTGTAAGCAGCTGGGTTGACGATCAAGATTGAACCGTCTGTGTCTGTGCCAGCAGCTGTGTTTGCTGTGACGTATAGATCAAGTCCTGCAATGTTTCCACGGATTGAGTCTGGACGTACAACGCCGCCTGCATTGCTTGGCTGTGATGCGTTGTAAATTGGACGCCCGCTGTCGTTAAGTGTCATTGCGTTTGCCCACTGGCTTGTATTCATGATGATGTTACGAGCAAAGCCTTGTGTGCCTGCATAAACTGATGCTGCACCGCGAGCAACAATACCTAGCAACTCAGCAGCTGTTGGGTATGTTGTTGTGGTTGTTGAGTCAGCTGTTGCACCAGAAATCAATGCAGCGTTAACTGCTGTATCTGTTGCCTTTGCGTAAGCTGCTGCCATGTTTGACAATAGCTCGTTAAAAAATAGCGGTGATGTGCGGTCAAGTAGCTCAACGCTAAATGTCTGCTGTCCTGCGTACTTTGCAACGTTAACTGTTACAAATGCAGCGTTTTGATCTGTCTCGCTTGGTGCTGAGCCTTCTGATGTTGCAGCCACGGTAGGCATCTGGGTAATTTTCGGAATTTCGAAGGACATGCCCGCGTCTGGTAAAACGCCTCGGCTGATCGCATCAATGTTGCTGCGTGTTGTGTTTGCAAGTCCATTGATAACTTCTGTCAATTGGCGTGTAGGCACTAGACCTGCGTTATCTGTAACGTCTGCCGCTGCGGCAACGTATTGACGAGCGTTTTCGTCGCCTAGTGATGCGCGGATTGTGTTTTCAAGGTACTTAGCAGCTGTAAACTCTAAGCGTGGCTTTGTAAATGACCCGCCGACTGCTGGCTTCGCATTTGCTGTTACTGACTGTGCGGCTTCTACCGTCTCGACGGTTTCCGCGTTTGTGACGGTGTTGTCCACTTCGTCTCCTTCTGTTGTTGGTGTTTCCTCTGGCTCAACTGTTGAGTCAGAAATCTCAGGCTCGTCAGCTGTTGTTGCTGCGACCTCGTTAACGCGTGCTGATCTGATTGCAGGCTCAGACGTCAATGCAACGCCTGTCATTTCACCCTTAATAATGCGCACTGTGCCGTCTTTTAATGTTTCGTATTCGTCAAAATAAACCTCGACGCTAAAACCGTCACGCAAACCCTCGGACGCTTCCACGAGTGCATCAGTACCAGCTGTTGTGTTAGCTATCTTAAATGTTGCATCAATGCCCTGCTCATTTGCCTCAATTGACAATGTTTTGCCAATGCGACGTGTGCGGTCATGTTCAAGGTTGAGCAATACTGGCACTGGCTCAATGCTTCCCTTTGCAAATTGCACTTTGCCAATTGATGCTGTGCCTGTCTCCTCAAATGTCACAATGCGACCAGTGATCGTGCGACTGTTTGAGTCAGCTGCTGTGATAGCAATTGGTGTAATGAGTTTTTTCATAGCAACATGTCCTCTTCCTCGCGGATTTCGTCGACCGACATTGCGCCGATACGATTTAAGATTTCATAAACCTGCGCGCGCTCGTAAGGATTGCCACGCAAGAAATCATCTAGGTCAAACATGACGCGGTTGCCTGCTGGTGTGAAATCAGCAAATGACAAGCGTTGCTCAATGATTGACATGTATGTACGGAACGCAAAATCAACTAAATCGCGACGCTTATCTAAAGCGTTTGCATAAGTAAATGATGATTGCTGGCTGTCTGTGAAATAGGCAGGCAAACCGCATGCACGCGCTAATTCCAATGAGACGTAATTGCGTGCCTCGTTAAGCTGCAAATTCTTAGGGTCAAAACCAACTGACTCCATTGTCACGTCAGCGTTCAGAAATGCTGTTGACTTATTGGCACGAGCTGTACGCCATGCGTTAAGAATTTTTGCAACGCGATCTGCTGGCAATGATGTGCCGTTTGATTTCAACACCATTAAAGGTGTTGGCTCGTTGGCAAAATTCAATGATGCCTTTTCAAGCGCGGCAGCAGCTTTGATTGTGCGACCTGCGCGAGCTAATAAACCTTCCTGTGTATTTGGAAATACAACCAAATTCGTTGGGTCAATTGGCTTGCCGTCGATTTCGTACGCTGTAATTTCTGTGTTATCAAAATTTGTAGTAATTGACACGCGTTCTGGTGCAACTCTTTCCATTGCACGGATTTTGCCTGTGTCGGCATAACGTTCCATAACCATTGCATAAGCTGCTGGGTGAAAGAATAAGTCAGAAATTAACCAGCCGTAAAATGTAGACCCTGGTATGCGTGGGTCTGGCTGATTGATAACACGCGGCTGTGACACCTTTTCACCTGTCGCCTCATTGCGTGTGTGCATTGGTAATGACGCAATTGTTTGCATGATGCTTAATGCCCGCGCAATGGTTGGCACACTCATAGCCTCTGCACGGTTAGCTTGTGCAATGCCGTAAAAGTAAAAATTGTTGTTTTCGGTAAAATACGGCGCAAGTGATGCGTCAACGTCCAAAGGCGCAGCTGGAACGGCAGCTGACACCTTTGGCACAAATAGATCAAATAAACCCATGTCCAAATTGTGTCAGGCTTATACGATCAACCAACCATGATGTCAAGATCATTGTCTGGGCGTGTCGCAAAATGTGTCACAAGCGCAACTGCCACTGCACCGCACACAATGGCGTTGCTGGCACGTCTGCCAATGACCCAACCGCCGTCACCTCGACGCAATTGCACCGCAGCTAGTATTTCCTCGGTCAATTGTGATTGCCCACGGTGTTTGAGTCTACCGCTGTTAATAGCCGACAACATTTCGTCGCAGCTTTGCGGATACGCACCGTCCATGTCAAACACTGGTATGCCAGCAGGTGCTAGCCGTGAGGCAACCGCCCCAGCTGATTTGCGACTGTAAAGCACATACTCAGTCGGATACTTACGCGCATAGTCTGCTAATTCGTTGGCAATTTCACGATCGTCTAATTGCAACTCGTTTGACCAGCTGTGCAGCAGCTTTACAACAAATGACTCATTTTCAAGCTTTTGCGCCCCGACTAAACTGGCTTTTTTTCGGTCTGGTGACAAATCGATTGCTAGCCACGTCAATTTCTCAGGGTCAAGGTCTACGGTTTTGTCAAGGCATTTATTCCACGCGCTTGCATCAACAATGTTTTGGATTGCCACAACCCAGCGGCACAACACTTCCGACATGACCACGTTTGGCGGGTCGTTGAGTACTGACCTGATGTTATCCTCATGGATAGTAACGCCCATTGCTGGATTGGCATACCGCGCGTTTTCCACGCTAATTTCATCTGTTGGCGACGACCACTCAAAATACCCAATGTTGTCCTCAACACCGCCAATAGCTGCAAGCGCGCGATCTCTAAAAGAATTCAGCACTACGGACGTGTTATCACCAGCGTTGCTATAACCCATGAGCATTGGATTAGGCGACGCCATAAGGGTGTACCGCAATGAGGCATACGAGTCCATGTTGTTCATACGCAGCAATTCGTCCAAGTGGATTGTCGACGGTCTGGAAATACCGCGAGCAGCTGAGCCACCAGCACGCACCATAAACCGCGTGCCCTTTAATGTCTCAATTTCCTCAGCCCCATGATTAAGGCGTACTTTTTTGACCTGCTTAGCTAAAAAGTCATTTGCCTCAATAGTCCACATCATCTGGCGAAACTGCTCTAGTGAGGTGTTGAGGGTGTGAGCCTGTCCAATTTGCAGCGGCTCGTCCCACAAAAACAGCCCGCCCAAAATTCTGATCTGCTGTAAAAAACTTTTGCCGTTTTGACGAGCTACACAAAAAATGTTTTGAGGCGTAGCCCACCTGCCGTCTGGCTTGACTTTGTGGCTGTGGATAAGGGCAAATTTCTGCCACTCCATAAGCTCGACGCCCAAACTGGCTGCTAAATCAATCAATTCGCCCCCGCGTGAGGGTAAATCGTTGAGCGGCGTGTGAATTCGAGGCGTTTGTACGCCCATAAGAGGCATTTGCAGGTCTGTGTCCCTATCTTTTCCCTGTTGCGACCCTTTGAGACCGTCTGAGACCCTTTCTAGGGCTTCTGAGGGCTTCTCAGTCGTTTTCATGCGACTTCGAGTCGTTTTTGGTATAAAAAGGAACAG